TTAATCCTGTTTCCAGATCGTCTGTTTCTTTAGATAAAATAGATTGCAATGTCTGCATCGTAACATTCTCATCGTAATATTCCGGGAGCAGCTTAATCAGTTCCACTTAAGCTCACCTCCGTTAGAGAAATAGTTCCAACAACCGGAACCTGACGATCTCCCACAGCTATATTTCCTATAACACCATTTATTGTGAACGTATCAAAATCACTTACGCCAGGAACGTCCAGTAACACGTTACCGATCTTTGCGTAGCTTACACGTTTGCCGGAAAATGTTAAATTTTTCAAGAAGTCCGTAAGTTCTGTTTTAAAGACCTGCTTTACTTCTTCCAAGCTTTCACTCCCATCCAGCTGTACATTTGCTGCAATATTAATTTCCAATACGTCCGGACTAAGTACCGATACGGTTGCACCGATTGGCCGTACTGTTTCGATATATTCCGCAACTTTCCCTGGTAATGTTGGTGACACTGCTTTATCACTATCTACAACTAAAATCGTTACTGTTCCAGGACCATCACCCAATGGTATTACTTTTGCAGCTCCCACTCCCGGTACTTCCAATGCCCATTGCTGATAGTGATACGCATTTCCTGATGTTGCAGGTAGACGTACTTTTTCATAAAATCTTGCCCTCATTGCATCATCGTTTTCCTCATCTGTGCCGGCAGTTATAATATCTCCCAGTGTTGCCGTTATACCAGATACTGCAGATAATGCCTGCATCTCACCGGAATACTGGTTTCCAATTGCTCCATTTGTTTCACAGATAACTGCATATTCTGTTTCTGTTAAAGCTTTATTTACTATATAAACCAGGCTACTTATCCCCCAACGTGTCCCAATCTCAACAGCTCCGGATGTGATCATTTTTCTGACTGCAGCTGTTGCCGTTTTCCTGGCAATTCCATACGCTGACACTGTACGGTCCAGATATTCACCAAGTGCTGTATCCGGAAGCACCAGATCTACAAAATTTCCCAATTGAAAGTACTGATCTGC